AGGCCGATCGATGTCCAACCGCTTTGCAACATGCTCGTGCAAAGGCGAATCGGAGAGGGTCTCAGGTCTCTCTTGAAGAGAGAGGTCGGGATAGATCTGGATACGTTAGCGGTTCACCACCGCAAACTGATCCGCGATGGGGCTTACGCCACCATTGATCTACAGAACGCTAGCGATAGTGTTCAGCTCGAGCTCGTTCGTTTCCTGTTCCCGGGGAAGATCCATGACCTGTTCGAACAGGCGAGGACTCCCTACACCGAGGGCCTTGATGGGGACTATTACATCCTCAAAAAGGTCAGCGCAATGGGATGCGGGTTCACGTTCGAGTTGATGACTGTCATCCTCCTCGCCCTAGGGCTTCAGGTGAGTGATCTCTTTTCCGTATTCGGAGACGACATAATCGTTCCAAACCAACACGCCGCCCAGGTCATCTCTGACCTGGAGAGTGTGGGGTTTGTGGTAAACAGGGATAAAACCTTCGTTTACTCCGAGTTTAGGGAGAGCTGCGGTGCGAACTATCATGACGAACACGGCTACCTGGAGTCCTTCGACTTCGAGTACCCCGCGTCGATTCATGACTGTGTCGTGATCTTCAACAAGGCGTACCGCCTTGCAAGGTCTTTTCCGCAGTTCAGGAGGTTGTATTCGCTTCTGGCCCGCACCGTTCCACCGCTTCTGCAGGGACCCAGCGAAGAAGTAGTCAGCGATGATTACTCCGTCGACGGTGCACGAGGTCTCGACAAGGACATACAGCTCTCGACCTTCTTCTGGTTTGACAAACCTAAAGGAGGGGGGAAGCTGCATGAACCTGGTGTGTTAGGCGCGATTCGGGATTACCAGCTTGACGTAGGAAGTTTTCGGTCTTTCTACGGTTTCGTCTGGCGTCCCAAACTCGCTTCCAGCACCAGGTATCACTTATGGCCGTCTCGGCATACCGGGAAGATTCAGATGTACCTTCTCGGGTGCCGGGTAACGCCAGACGTGATCACCGGTCGGGGTAGCTGGCAGCCGGTCGCGTACGCGCAGGTAGGTCGAAGGGCATTCCGCCTTAAGACCCTTGCACGTTTGAAACGCTAACCGACTGTTTGAGATCCCGCGAGCAATCGCTCCGCGGGGTCGGGGTAGGTCGAACCGCCCGAAAGGCGCGGTTTGACTTCTCCTCCCACAAAGGGG